TCATATCGGTGAACCGATCCCGGAGATGATTGACAGGGTGAAGGCGTGGATTGCTGAAGGAACTCACGTGAAGATTTTCACCGCAAGAGCGTGCGTACCTGAGCAGGTTCCGCCGATCATTGAGTGGTGCAAAAAACATATAGGGCAGGAGCTTGATGTGACCAACATCAAAGATTTTGGCATGTGGCAGTTGTGGGATGATCGCGCCATCAGGGTGGTGCCGAACACAGGGCGGCCATGTTGTGGCATGCCGACTTAATCTAGGCTACTATCTGTTCATTGGAGTGGGAGCTACATGATCTTGGAAGTGAAAGCACTAGCTATTGTAATCTCAACAGTCGTTGCCATCTCAGGCACCACGGTTGGTGTTACTGAATACATGGCCTCAAAGGTGTACGTCACCGAACGGGTGGCGATGAACTTCGAGCAGATGATTGAGTTTCGCATTCAGGATTTCAGAGCAAGAATTAACCAGATAAAAGTTCGTGCAGCTGCAGGGAAACCTTGGCTTGATGATACTGAAGAGAAAGTTAGATTACAGAAAGAGCTGGATCGTTTGATTAACAAGAAAGACAAATAACCTATCGAGAGAGGAGCAGGTTATGGCAGTTGAATTGGTTCACGCCAAAATGGAACGTGGACTGGACATGGCAGAGACGCCGGTCTATCAAATAACTTTTATGTTTGGTAGTCCGTTCACTGATGACAAAGGTAATCATATCGGTGGAGCCACTCCAGTTCATATGTCGTTTGTTAACGGCATGCCACCTGAAGACTTTGTCACCGGGCTACGCATGCTGGCTGACCATGTTGAAACAGAATTTGAACCCTCCGCAGTTGACAGACAACTGAAACTTGTGGAGGACAACGACGGAGACTAACGCATGCCCGGTTTTGGAATGATGACGGTCAAGAGCAATTCCGACATACTGAAGGAAGAGCAATCTAAACTTGATTCCAGACGAGTCCCGGAGCAGGCCGAGAATCAACTGTCGGCGCACATCACCAAGGTGTGGGAAATAAACCGATGGGCAAAAGAAAAAGTTGAAGATGAAATGCTGAGGTGTCTACGTCAGCGCAACGGTGAATACTCTCACCAAGAACTACAACAGATTAGAGCGCAAGGCGGTTCAGAGATCTATATGATGCTCACCGCCACAAAGATACGCGCAGCCGTGTCGTGGTTCAGAGATATCATGTTGCCTGCCGGCGACAAAGCATGGGGATTATCCCCCACACCAGTTCCAGATATGCCTCCCTTCATTACTCAAGCAATTGCAGAACGCATCATGCAGACGATGCCCGACACTGAACCCGAACAGGGTTATGAAACCTACGTCGAAGAACGTGCAACCACCATGCGTGATGAAGTTACCACCGCAGTGAAGACAGCTGCTCGTGATTCAGCTGAGCGCATGGAAACAAAGATTGAAGATCAGTTAGCTGAAGGTGACTGGGAAGAGCAATTTGGCGAGTTCATTGAAGACTTCGCCACGTTCCCGTCAGACATTATGAAGGCGCCCTTAATCAGGCGTAAGCGTAAACTTGCATGGGGGCCGAACAACGAACCAATTGTTTCCGCAGACATTGGTTTGCAGTACACAAGAGTGTCGCCGTTCGATGTTTACCCTTCCCCAGAATCATCCACCATTAACGATGGCGATTTAATTGAGCGTATGCGCTTCAGTCGTCGTTCCCTTTACGATTTGATCGGCGTCCCCGGTTATAACGAGGAGGCTATTCGTGCAGTGTTGCAAGAGTATGGACGAGGCGGTTTGCGAGATTGGTTGTGGCGCGACTACGAACGCGCACAGCTTGAAGGCAAAGATAAATTCTGGATGCGACAAGATCAAAAGACCATCGACGGACTTCAGTATTGGGGATCTGCACAGGGTCTTGCTTTGCTCGAATGGGGTTACGACCCTTCAGAGATCGACGATCCAATGGCTGAGTATGAAATTGATGCAATCAAAATTGGACGTCATGTTATTAGAGCTGTCATCAATAAAGATCCGCTACTACGTCGCCCGTACCACAAAGCAAGTTACCAGAACGTACCCGGAGGATTCTGGGGGATTGCAATCCCAAAACTCATGCGAGATCACCAGCGCATGTGTAACGCAACGGCCCGAGCATTATCTAACAACCTTGGCATCTCCTCTGGCCCAATGGTTGAAGTTGAAATTGATCGTCTTGCGGATGGCGAAACAGTTGACCAGTTGTCGCCGTGGCGAATATACCAGACGAAGTCTGACAAGACGGGCAGAGGCCGAGAGGCCATTCGGTTCTTCCAGCCGAAGGACAACTCAGGTGCGTTGCTGAAGGTGTACGAAGAATTCGAGAAGCGTGCTGATGATGCCACGAGCATTCCGCGCTACGCATACGGTAACGAACGGCTCAGTGGCGCAGGTAGCACGGCGTCAGGTTTGGCGATGTTAATGAGTAACGCAAGCAAAGGCATCAAGCTGGCCATCTCTTCCATCGATATGCATGTGATCCGTCCTGTCATTGAGCAGACGTTCACTTACAATATGCTCTACGGTACCGATCCATCGATTAAGGGTGACGTGCAAATCATTGCACGTGGTGCAACTGCACTGCTTGCACGTGAACAAACACAGATGCGTCGCGCAGAATTCTTAGGCATGACAAACAACCCTGTTGATCTGTCCATCATGGGGCCAGAGGGGCGCATTGAAGTCCTCCGGGCCAACGCAGATCTTCTTGACCTTGATGTCGATAAGATTATTCCTGACCGCGAAACTTACATAGCGAAACAGAAAGCTGAAGCTGAACAGGGTGGCGGTCAGCCTGACCCGAAGATTGTAGAGATACAGCAAAAGGGAGCCATTGAGAAAGAAAAAATGGCTGCCGACATGGATCAGTTCAACAGTAAGCTGTCTTCCGATCAGGAAATGCAAGAGAAGAAGATTGCCGCAGATGCTGCCAACTTCCGTGACAAACTGCAGAAAGAATTTGACATGAAGAAGCGCATGCTCGAAGAAGAAAGCCTGCAGCGTGAGATGGATCGTGACCTCGAACTGGATAAAGAAAAGGAAGTGCGTAAGGTTGAGATCCAGCGCATCAGAGAACAGGTTAAGGTTGATCGTGCAGAGAAGGTGGCGCAGTCAACTCAGATAGCAACGGTTGAAAAGTCTGTTGGGCCTGCGATGGCTCCGCTTACATTGATCATTAACAACCAGTCTGGGGCAGTAGAAAAACAAATTGATATTCAGCGTGGTGCTGACAAATTTATTTCCGGGGCCAAGGTAACAGAAACCCCAGTCGAAGGAGAAACAGAATGAGACTATTAACGAACTCAGGTGTTGCTATCGGGCGGGATTATGCACACAACAATGAGCGTGCCGCTAATGCAACATTGTATGTCTGGGGTACACCTACAGATGTTGATCTTGAAATATCACCAGACAACGGCTCCACATGGTTTGTGTTGCAGAACGTAACCGCCGTTGGATCATTCTCTGTGCCTGTCGGCGGTTCAGAGGGATACCAGATACGCGGTCAAGTGAACGTAGGGTCTGGCGTGTACATGGATTTAATCTTTTAAGAGCTAAGGCGAGGGGAGTCACTGAGGCTAGAGTCATGGGAAAGAAACTAATATTATTATTGATGATGCTTGTTGCTGTTAACGTATACGCAGACAGCTCTCATCACGGCACCACGGTGGTGAACAACTACTACAGCAGCGTAAAGAACTACGTTGATGCCGAGCAAGATGTTGCAACCAACAACGCATTTGCAGCACTTAACTTTGATAAGGGTACCACCGGTTTACAGTGGGCCTGTGGTCTTGGTTACAACAGAGGCGCGGTCGGCAAGGCGTGCGGTATTGGGTTTCGTATGGACGGCGACCCGAGCATTCTTGTTAACGGCGCCATCGGTGATGACGACACAGCCAACATTGGCATAGGCGGGACATTCTAATGGATACGTTTGGGTGGTTTGATTCTCTCTCAAAGAACTGGGTGAACCCGCTTCTGGCGAACAAGAAATTAACGCTACTCATCCTTGCGTTGTTTGTGCCGTCTGCATATTTTAATTACGAGACTTACTTTGCAGCTAAACCAGTAGCGGAAGTTGTCCCACTAAAAATTGAAGGGTTGCCTCTCATCCTTGAGAAGGAGACGCCGCACACTCACCCGGACATCATGAAGAAGCTCGACGAGTTGATTGACAAGGTTTCCGGGGTGCAAAAAGATTTTAACATACACATGAAATTTCACAGTTAGCAAGAGGATTTTATCATGCCAATGGTAGACGCGGATTGGAGCATCGACAGAGCAACGAAGGTAATTGCTTATATCGGTGACGATCATACATTAAGCGGTGGGTCACCATCTTATGCGACTGTTATTCAGTTCCATAGATGGGTTCAGAACTTTGCAGATAACGAAGCGTTTAACTCAGGTGGCGCAGATACTGACAATGTCGAGTTAGATATCATTGATATCAACCCATCAACACGATCAACTGACAACATCGTTCAGCTGATTAACGGGTACACGGTAACCGCAACCGAGATCGAACATCTTTACGATGGCACGATCATTCAAGGGACGGGCATCACCGAAGAACGCTGGGATGGTATCGTGAACTTTGGTAATTCCAACGCTCACCTCCAAGTTCTACAGGACGGCGCTATCCTTAGTGATGATTACTGGAACTACGGTAAGGAAGCCGGCTCTGAAACTGGAGCTGGTAGCGCAACGGTAATGACCGACTCAACTCTCGGGGCATCTGTCAATGAGTTTATTGGTTACACAATCCTTAACATTACCGATGGTTCACGCGGAATTATACTATCGAATACTGCTACGACGATTACGGTTGGTGAGCTATACGGCGGCACGCTTGATGTTTGGACAACCGCTGATGTTCACCACATCGCTGTACCGCTTAACGGTGACCCTGCACAGGGTATCTCCCATCGCTTCATGGTCAAGACTCGCGCCAACGGTGTGGACATTGATCGTAGACGTCTTGTTGGTACATCACGCCGCTACGGTAATACTTACAGCGAATTCAAAATCAACGGTACCTCGCAGGGTAACAACGTGTTCGCGTTGTCTGACGCAGGCGATTTGAACAACACGACCTCATGGGCGACCATTGATGCACTGGTTGACATTACCAACACTGAAGGCTTGAGGTTACTCGATATCTCTGGTGATGGTACTGACGAGGAATACTATTCAGAGTGGACTCGCGGCGCTAACACAATCAATATTTTCTACGAGTACATGAAGATGATGTCGGCTGACGCTACTGCTGAGACTTTGCAGGGTGAATCAGGTGAATTGCATCGTGGCCCCACTCATAGCGTTTCTTACGACACAGAGACTGGTACGCTGATTAATACCGGAGTTGTCACTTCTGGGCCATTTGTTGTTGGTGAGGTAGTGCGTGAGACAGGATCAGATGCTTGGCGCGGTCGAGTGCTTGGTGTTGATGTAGCGAACACTTCACTCATTGTTGACGTTGAAGTCGGCACTGTTGGCAACGCTGAAGCAATGATTGGCGATACCTCTGGCGCAACTGCCACCACCTCATCTGCTCCAGCTGGTGAAGAGATCCAGAACGCGGCAGGCGAGATCAAGGTGTTGGCGTTTGATGATGATGGTGCCACGGGCAATATTTATGGTCAGGTTACCAAGGGTGTGGCAATGGGCGATAACACCCGCCTGTATGACGCTACCGACCATACGGATTACTACACCTGTGATGCAGCTGCTGACGAAAAAACAGTATCGACACCGTTTGCTGGTGTTTCAACTGGCTCAGCACTGATCGGCGCTTATGGTTTTGGACTTTTGGCTACCGATACAGCGGCCGCTGACACTTACTTCGATCTCAGTGGCGCACCTA